GCCCCGACGTGGCCGACGGTTCGGGCCGCATCGTGACCACCGCAGCTGGCGACGTAACCGAAGCCCGGGACGCGCCTAGCGGTTCGGGCCGCATCGTAACCGTCGCAGCTGGCGACGTAACCGAAGGCCCCGACGCGCCCAGCGGTTCGGGCCGCATCGTGACCACCGCAGCTGGCGACGTAACCGAAGCCCGGGACGCGCCTAGCGGTTCGGGCCGCATCGTGACCACCGCAGCTGGCGACGTGACCGAAGCCCGGGACGCGCCCAGCGGTTCGGGCCGCATCGTAACCGTCGCAGCTGGCGACGTGACCGAAGCCCGGGACGCGGCCGACGGTTCTGGACGGGCCTTAAACCAGTTAGAGTTGGGGCCGTTAATTGCTGTTTTTAACGCGATAGTTAACGACCAGTACCAAAACCCCGGGAGCAAAACCCCGTTGCAGCTATCTCAAGAATTTCAAGCCGCCTACATATCGTACGGAAAAACGGGCTCAGTTCTTGGCGTCGATATTGTGGCCGGCGGCAATCCGCCGGCGTTAAACCCGGCGTTTTTTGCTGACAACACGGCGGCCGGTATCGACCGAATAGCGGACAACATTGCCGCCTATTGGCAAACCGTAATTACGCCAGGAGCGCCCGCGCACGGCGGAACCGTCGTTTTGTCTGTTGAAGTAGTTCCGGACGTACCGGCCTTGCGCGCGGCTATTGTGGAGGCATCAACCGCGCCCGAAACGGCGCCCGGAGGCACGACCAACGTACTGACCGCTATCCAGCGAGAGCTTAAAACTTGGGTTTTCATAGTCACTGAAAGGGTCACCGGCTTGCCGGTCGCTTTTTTTGAAAGTATCATATAGATTTTAAACGGGACCAATGCAATGAGCGGGCAGCAAGGCGACGTCCTATTATTCCAAACGAACGACGGCGGGGACGTGTCGGTGTTGGGCGGCCTGGTGAAAATGTCGGGCGGCCTGGAAACCGCAGCGTACCTGTCCCTGTTCGGCGGCAACGAAGGCGACAACGGCCAAGCGAACAACCCGGGCACCTGGTGGGGCAACGTTAACGAACCGGACCCGCAGCGCCAGTACCGAAGCGAGACCCAGCACCTGCTTCAGTCCCTTGTCGCCATTCCGGCCAATTTGCGCCGACTAGAACGATCGGCCGTTCGCGATTTGTCCTGGATGATTACGGCCGGTGTAGCCACCGACGTTTCGGCGGTCGCCAGCATGCCGGGGCTAAACAAAGTGCGGATAGCCGTTACCATAAACGCGGAAGGGTCGCCTTCTACCATTGAGTTTTTTGAGAACTGGAAGGCGGACGCGCTATGAGCTTTACGACACCCACAACACAGCAGATTAACGACAACATAATCGCCCAGCTTGAAACGTCCCTGGGGCAAAGCATCCCGCTTTTGCCTCGCTCTTTTTTGCGCGTCCTGGCCAAAGCTTTGTCGGCGGTTTTCATCCTAATCTACAAGTACGCCGGCTTTTCGTTTTTACAGCAATTCGTTCAGACCGCCAGCATAGACCCTACGGTAATAAACGGCGTTACGGTTCGGCCTTTGATTGAATGGGGGCGCCTGGTGGGCGTTACCGATCCGGTCTCAGCGACGGCGGCCGAACTTGTCGTGGACATAGCCGTAGAAGACCAGGCCGGCGTTTTGCCGTCCGGCACTCAGCTTTTGAACGCGGCCAACGGCGTCACCTACACCACGATCGGGGCCGTTAGTTTAAACGCCGCCACCGTACAGGCTACTATTCGGGCGGCAAGCGACCAGGCCGGGGGCGGTGGACTCGGGGCTTTGGGGAACCTCGCAGTAAGCGACGAGGTGTCCTTTGCCAACCCGCTTTCAAACGTTGCCCGCACAGCCGTTGTGACTTCCGTTGCCGTGACGGCAGCGAACGCCGAAAGCACCGCAGCGTACCGCCAGCGGGTCATTGACAAGTTCCAGAAACGCCCCCAGGGCGGCGCCTACTCAGATTACGAAGGGTGGGGCGAGGGGGTCGCCGGCATCGTTAACGTCTACCCGTACACCAGCGAGTTTCCCGGCCAAGTTGCGGTGTACGTCGAAGCCACTCCGGCCAGCAGCGGGGACCCAGACGGCATCCCGACGGATGCGCAACTGCAAAGCGTCCTGGACGCCATAGAACTAGACGCCGACGGCCTAGCGTCCCGCCGCCCGGCCGGTGCGCTTGTGAACGCCTTCCCGATTGAACGGGTCGAATTTCAGGTGACGGTTGACGGCCTGGATGTACTGGAACCGGCAACGGTTGAAGTCCGCGTGACCGACGCTTTAGAAAAATACTTTTTGTCCCGGGAACCTTATATTTTCGGCCTGTCCGTCCCGCCTAGAACGGACCGCATTTCACAGGGCCAAGTGGCCGGGGTAGTCAGCGACATTGTCAGCGCGTCCGGCGGCGTTTTCAACACCGTTACAGTTCGGACCGGAACCATAGCCGTCGCCATTTTCTCTTTAGGAACCGGCAAAAAGGCGAAGCTTGACTCGGTGACTTTTTCATGACTTTTTTTCGCGCGTTCCAGCACCTGTTGCCGAAGGCGCGCGCGTGGCTGCTAACGCCAGAGAAACCCCTCCGCAAACTGTTTGAAGGGCTGTCCGGCGTTGGGGCCGACGCCAAAGAGTTTATCGATAACGTTTGGCTGGACCTATTCCCGCAATCAACGCGCGAACTGGACAAGTGGGAGCAGCAATTCGGCCTGCCGTCTTCTGACTTAAACACCCAGGGCCGGCGCGAGCGTTTAGACGCGGAGTGGAAAGCCTTGGGCGGACAAGACCCGCGGTACTTCCAAGACGCTTTGCGCGGTGCCGGGTTTGACGTTTACGTGCACGACTGGTGGGTGCCCGGGTCCGAAGCCGCCGTGGGTGCAAGCGCCGCCGCTACGCCCCGCAATCCGCTGCAGTACCTGGAACGCGGTTCGCCCGGTTTTGAAAGCCTGGTCGAATGCGGGGAACCGCTGGCGCAATGCGGTGAAGCGTTCGCGGAAGCCGGCAACATCCTGGAGCCCATCGGGCTTGCGCTTGTTAACAAAGTGGTCGAAACAATCGCCGACACATTGCCGCTGTGCGGCGAAGCGTTTGTAGAATGCGGGGCCGCCGGCGCTATTGCAGGCGATTACGACCAGTTTATAAACCAGACTAAAGAGTACACTGTCCCGGCGTCGCCGACGTTTTGGCCGTTCTTTTTCTACATTGGCGGAGAGACCTTCCCGGAGCAAGCGACCGTGCCCGAAGCGAGGCGCGACGAATTTGAAAATCTATGCCTAAAGATCGGCCCAACGCAATTGTGGCTCGGGCTTTTGGTCCGGTTCACGTAAGGAGATTACAAATGGCCATTGTTCCAGAAACGCAATACGCGGGCAAAATCACGCCCGCAACTCCGGCCTACCCGCTAGGGTCGGCGCGAAACATCACCGTGCCAGGCGACGGCACCGGCACGCCCTGGGAGCAGGCGCTGGTGAATGACCTGTTCGGGTTCCAGCAAACACTGCTGGCACGCGCAGCGATTACCGCGTCGGGCTTTCCTGACAGCGTGACGGCGCCGCAGTATTACCAAGCGCTGCAGACTTTGGGCGTTATGGATTACGACGCGGCCCGCACGTACCCGGTCGGGGCGTTTGTAAAAACCGCGGCGGCGGTCTACCAAGGTTTGACGGCGGGCAACGTCGGAAACAACCCGGACAGCGACGGCGGCACTAATTGGGGTCCGTTGGCCACACTTGCCGCACTGGCCACGAAAGCGGACAAAGCGAGCGAAACGGCCATAACGGGGACCGCAACGTTTACAAACGCCAGCAACAACATAGCACTACCCGGCATCGGCTCCATCGGCCTTGAGATCGGCGACGTTGTGCAGGTAACGGGAACGGCGAGCAACAATAAGCTGTTCACGGTTGAGGTACTAACGGACAGTGGGAACGTTATTGTTAATCAGGCTCACGCGGGCGGCACGACTACAAAATCCTTAGTTAATGAAACTATAATCACAACCGTAACGCTTTTGACAAAATGGTTTAACGCCGCCGCAGGCTTGGGGCAAGGATACGCAAACGTCACTGCGCAAAGGTCTTTGAATGTGACTTATACAAACAGCACACAAAGGTCTATTTCTTTATGGACCGGGCAGTCTGGTGAAGGCGGGGGTGGTCCGACTACAAAAGTGGATGGTCTTGGGCCTAGTGTAGACGGGGTAGCAAATGCACTTTTTACAAATTTTGCAACCGCGCCGCCGGGATCAGAATTTGAGTATTCTGGAAATACAGGTGCTATCTTTGAGCAACGCTAAATTGGGGACAAAATGACTAAATACTATACAAACGAAAAAGGAAAATGGTTTGCTGACCCTATACTAGCGAACCAAACCGGCCTGATTGAGCGAACCGAGGAGGATTTCAACTTCTTTTTGACAGAACAAAACACGCCTACAACCGACCAGCTTTTGCAGCAGCTAACGCAGGCGCGCAAAGAGCAAGAGCGCCAAGGCGTAACAATCAACGGCATCCGCTACGCAGGCGACCCCGGCAACCGGCAGGCATTGCAAGAGGCTATTGAGTTTATGAATGACGCGGGCTTAACAGAGTTCCCGCGCTTTAAAGATTCGGACGGCGCGTTCCACGCCGAGCACCCACTGGCCGACGTGATGGACGCTTATCGGGCCATAGGCGCGCGCCGGGTTCAGCTAATAACGACCGAGGGCGACTACGCGGAACAGGTGGTCGCCGGCACCTTAACCGATTTAACCGACCTGGTGTGGTCATGAACAAAACTAAAATAGCGGTGGGCGTTTTTGCCCTGGTACTTATTGCGGCGGGCTATGCAATGAACGCCCGCGCGGATTCGGTACATATGGGGCTTGGCAAGTCTGTTGTAAACTCGCAGCTAGTAGTGGGCGAAGTTGGCTATGAGCGCAACGGGTGGGAAGTGCAAGCCGCGTTGATGGAAAGCGGCGACACGAAGAACGGCCAGCAGGACCAGTTATCAATCTATTCTGTTTCGTACATAACGGAACCGGGGTGGGGGTACAAGGGCGTAGAACCTTATATACGTCTAGGCGTTAGCCACAACACCGGCAGCGAGTTAGTCGGAACAAGTAACTTCCGCCTGGGTGCGGGCTTAAACTTTACCCGGGTGTTTCGACTTGAATACGTACACCACAGTTCCGCAGGCATCCACCAAACCAACACGGGCGTCGATTACGTAATGCTTAATTACATAACGCCGGCGCCCTGGTAGCAGAACGGGGAAGCAACTATGAAAATTAAAAAGGTAATAATTCACGCAGCCGACACGCCCGCCGACATGGACATTGGCACGGCGGAGATACGCCGCTGGCACGTCGAGGGCAACGGCTGGTCCGACATCGGGTACCACTACGTTATCCGGCGCGACGGCGTAACCGAAACGGGCCGGGACCTGGACGGCGACGGCGACATAGAAGAGGAAGTCGGCGCCCACGTTTACGGGCACAACCGGGGCACCCTGGGCGTTTGTATGGTCGGGGGCATGCCGGGTTGCAACTTCACGTCCGCCCAGTGGCCCGCTTTGGCTTTTCTAATCCGGGACATACTGGAACGGCACGGCCTAGGCGTCGGTGACGTGTACGGCCACAGAGACTTCGACAACGGCAAGACGTGCCCGACGTTCGACGCGCGGGCCTGGGCTTCGACTTTGGAGGTGCGCCGGTGAAACTTTGGGACGTTATCAAGACGGTGGGCAGCGGCATTATCAGGGAGGTTGTGCCGGGCGGCGGTATTCTGGTCGATGCGGTGAACGAGTTTTTGCCGGACGATAAGAAGCTGCCGGGCAACGCCACCGGCGGGGACGTTAACAACGCCCTGCAGTCGCTACCGCCGGCGGACCAGGCGCGGCTTCTGGACAAAGAGTTCGACGTGGACCTGGCCCAGATCAGACAAAGCAACGAGACGGTGCGCGCTATGCTGGAAGCCGACGCAAGAAACCCGCAGAGCACCCGGCCGCGTATCGCCCTGGGCGCTTTCCGGGTTGTCGCCTTCGCGGTCGTCGTCGCCGTTTCGGCCTGGGGGTACGGCGTCTTCAAGTCCGGCGACCCGCTGGCCGCCGCGTCGGCGTCCTGGCCGTTCATTCTTTCCGTTATTGGCCCTTTTGTTATACTGTTACACGCGTACTTCGGGGTTCTTCGAAGCGAGCAAAAGAACCGCCTCGAGGCGGCATCCGGGAGAACCGGAGCGACCGGCCTAGTCGGGGCAATTTCAGGGCTTATTAAACGGGGGTAGGGGTGGGCGTAGTAGACGACCAGACGGACGCGCCCGCGAGCGACGATATGCCCAGATTCAGCGACGTTGAGCTTACACGGCTTCGGGAAGAGTTCGAAAGCCACAGGGACCGGCAGGAGGAACGGTGGGGGCAATTGGCCCTAATGGTCGAGCAGAACACCGAAGCGACCCGGGCGGTCGCCGTAAGCGTCGAATCTATCGCCCGAAGCACCGACGGCGTTGTGCAGCTCTACCGGGACTTCCAGGGCGCCGCCCGCGTCGGCATTGGCGTCCGTAGGTGTATAGCCTGGCTAATTGCCCTGGGCACCGGCGGGGCCGCTATCGCCGCCGCCATCATGTATTTTCTGGACAAGCTCGGAATACCCGTAGACCCCCCGGGCTAGTAGTCCACCCGCTCTTCTGTTTTGTCAGGCCCGCCGGCGTTGTGCATTGCCCGGTACCAGGCCACCGCCTCTTCGTCGTAGGGGTCGTTCGCCTTTCCGATATACTCCCGCGGGTCCGCTTCGGCGGCCGCGAACCACTGCTGCAGTCGCTTGTAGTCCGCCGGCAAGTCCAGCGAAAAGAGCAACACGTCGAAAGCGACCACGGCGCACCGCAGTTCCTCTTTCGTTACTGTTTCCGCCGACCTGGTGGCCGCGACTATCTCGTCAAGTGTTCGCATTCTCATTCCCCCCTAAAGAAAAGCAACCGGACGACCCAGAGCAGGGCCACGGCGGGTAGGCAAAGCGCCCAAAGTAAAATGGTGCGTAGCATATCGGCAACCCCTCAGTCTTTCCGGTAACGGTAATCTTCCCATCCAGCCGCCCGCAGCGGCCACCAGGTTGCCCAGGATGGGCGTTCGGCCATTATAGCTTCCATGGCCCCGACGCTGTACGCGGGGTCGTCGGGGACTTCCGCGCACCCTTCGTCGTGCGTATGCATGACAATCGGGTAGCCGGCCCGCTCACATCGTAGCAGGGCTTCGAACTGAATATCAGCCGAAACGGCCTGGTCGACGTTTTCAAACAGGCGGCCGCCGTAGGTGTCCATACGAACCCACCCGGGCGGCCCCTTCGTGGCGTTGCTGTTGTACCCTTCGAACGTGATCTGGTAGCACGGCCCGCGGTTCAGCTTATCGACGGCATCGACCAGGCGCGGGCGGTGGTAGTGCAGGAAGCGACCCGACGGGAGCCGGCAGAACAGGATATCGTCGGCCACACCGTAGGTTATGTCTAGGTACTGAAAGCACTGGCCGGGGTAAAGTATCGCCTTTATGGCGGCGCCTTCCAGGCCGAAAAGCTCCGGCTTATAGTCCCATTTCCCGGGCCCGCACCAACGAAATTGACCGCCCCACATTTCGACTATTTCCGGGGATTCGTCGCGCCACTTGAGCACGTCCGCTTTTATTTCCCCGTCGTCGTTGAAGTAGTCGTCGGCCCCAAAGTTCTTCCAGGCGCCTATCCAGCCGCCGTAGCCACCCGCCAGTTCGCGGATTTTCCCGACGCCCTTTCGCGCCGGGTGGTGCGTGCCGTGTTGCTTCTTATAAGCCAGGATTTCTTCGAACGGTATGCCGGTGGCGTTGCTGGCGGACGCTTCGTATATTTTGCCGTGGGTGTTGAACACGTCGATGCGCCACTGGCACCGAGATATACAGGCCGCCGCCACGGCTTCGATGGCGGAGAAATCGACACAGACCAGCTTTTTACCCGGGGCGGCGATGAACAGCCCGCGCAGGATACCGCACAGGACCGCAACCGGGGCGCCCCATGCCCGTTCGACCCATGCCAGGTCGCCCGTGCGTATGTCTTCGACGGCCTGGCACACCGCTTCGATGGTCCAGTCGTTCAGTTCATGCCAAAGCCAGGACCCGCACCGGGGGCAGCCGATTTCGGACACGTCCCGCCCGAATATCTTATTGCACCCCGTGTCTTCGCACCGGGCCGTCTTCGGGCCCTTCGCGGTAATGTTCTGAAGCTGGACGCCGCCAGCGGCCGCCCGCCCGGTTCGGTCCGCGCCGCAATACTTGTACTGGTCGCGCAGCCGCCCGTCGCTGGACGTTTGCAGCCGCAACGACCGTAGCTTTTTGACGTTGGCCGCGCCCAGGCTATCCCGGGTTTCCAGAGCTTCGCGGACGTGGGCCGGTATGTCGCCGGTCTTCAAGACTTCCCGCACCGTGTCGGCTTTCATGTCGGGTTGCGGGTAGCCCTGGTCGGCCAGCCAGGCGCCGAACTTCGCGACCTCAGACACCGAACCAACGGCGCCCTGGGTGATTTCGCACAGCCGCAGGGTGTACTTGCGTTCGGCCTGGCCTAGAACTTGCAGGGCAGCGTCCAGGGTTTGCACGTCCACCTGGACGCCCCGGGCGTTGATGGTCTGGTCCATTTGCCAGGTCGGCAGTTCGTACGGCGTCAGGTCCGGTATGCAGGCCGCGGCGTGGTCTTCCGCCAGAACGTCCTGGTCGTTGTAGTCGTAGAACTTGCAAAAGTCTTCCCAGGCCGTTGCGGGGGTCCAGCGGTGCGCCGGCCGGTTCTTCGTAGGCGTACGGGGCCGCGTTAACTTCTGAATGAGCCGGTCGCCCTCTTTGTCTTTCTCCGGCGTGCCCAGAACCTTCGCGGCGTTCTTCAAGCTGGCGGGCACGCTGTACCGCCGGGCCTTCGCCATGGCGCACCGGCATTGTTCGAGATTCAGAACGGGCCACCCCAGTTTGCGAACGGCCACCAGGTTCCAGAGCCACCACTCGAAGGTAACGTTCCAGGCTTCGATTAGACGGCCGGCGGCGATATGCTCGAGCAAGTCGGTGGGGTTCGGGAAACCGGGGTACCACCGCCGGCGGCCCTTGCCGTCTTTCAGATCGTAGGCCAGGGACAGTATTTCGGTGGACGGGTGTTCCGCGTAAACCGGGGTACCGACGACGGGCAGGCCGCCTTTGCCCTGGGGGCCCAGGCCCTTGACCTTGCCGGTGCGGGGGTCGATCGAAAAGCCCGCCTCGCTGTAAGTCTCGAAGTCCATCGACGCCAGGACTTCGGAGCGGTACAGGGTGGTCTTAATTTTGGTACCGGCGGGCAGGTCGCAGGGATCGACCGCAACGACGCCCGCGTCGCCCATGGCGTGTGTCAGTTCGCCAAGCCAGACGCCGTTAGACTCCGGGTGCCAAAGCGGCTGAATCATAGCCCGTCCTCTTCTATCGTTTCGGGCTTCAACGCCACCGACGGCCCCCAGATAAAGACCAGGGCAACCCGTGTGGCTCTCAGCTTGCCGCGTAGGCCCAGGGCCGGGATGCCTTCGACGTATCGCGCGTTGCGCACGCCAGACGGCGCCGCGGACTTCACGCGCCCCTTAACCAGCGCGTCGTTGTGCGTCAGTACCAGGTCGCCCCGCAGGTCCAGCATTTGCCGGCCTTTCAGTTTGTAGAAATACATGGTCGCCCCCACATTGAAAAAGGCCCGCCGAAGCGGGCAAAGGTGGCCGTCCGTGGCCTTCGCAACAATTACTGGCCGCCCTGGCCGGGCAGGAAGTTATGGGCCTGGGCCGGTCCGTTATACCCGTTCTGGTTCGGGTCCTGTTGGCCGTTGGGGTTGTATCCGCCTTGCGGGTTGCCCCGGGGCTGTTGGTAGTTCTGGTTGTTGCCGCCTTGCGGGTTGCCCTGGGGCTGTTGGTAGTTCTGGTTGTTGCCGCCTTGCGGGTTGCCCTGGGGCTGTTGGTAGTTCTGGTTGTTGCCGCCTTGCGGGTTGCCCTGGGGCTGTTGGTAGTTCTGGTTGTTGCCGCCTTGCGGGTTGCCCTGGGGCTGTTGCGCACCGCCGCCACCGAAGGCCGACGCGGTGTTCACGCCGCCGCCAATCTGCAAGCGTTGTGCCTGGGCGGACTGAATCACCGCGAAGGCGTCCAGGCCAGCCGATACGCCCTTATTGCCGGCGGCGTCGTAGTCGTAGCAATGCGCGAGCACATCGACCTTCTGGCCGGTAAAGATCACCTGGTTAAAGGCCATAGCGTCAATGGGCGCGCCGTTTTCGTCGTACACGTCCGGAGCTTTCAGGGTCGTTTTAAAGCTGATCACCACCCAGCCGGTAAACATCCCGTTAAACTCGTCCGGGCCTACCTGTCCGATGGGCATGCGGCCGCCCTGGGGGAGCTGTCCGCGCCACTTCGATTCCATAAGGCACTTATTGGCGAGCTGGTCGTAAAGACCCAGGTCGGGGTTGCTAGGTTCAAAAACCGCTTTCATTGTCCATTTCTGGGACCCGGCTTTCGTGCCCTGTTGCACGATTTCCGGCTGGGTGATTCCGTCCCATACGATGAAACCGCCGCAGATTTTTACGTGTTTTTCGTCAAATTGTGGCATTGCTTATTTCCTTTTGAATGCGCGGGAGCCGATGGACTCTTCCGCGGGTACCAGTTTGAGTTTACCGGCGGGGCGCCGGGTGAGCTTTTCCATTGTGGCCTTCAAGTGCGGCCGGATTTCCTTTGGCGCCAGGGCCAAGGTTTGCGTGGGTGTAAGCACCGCGTCCTTCGCGGCATCGACACCGAACTGAGACGCCAGGGCGCGGGCCTGGGCCGGGGGTACCGACCACTCGAGGCGGCCGCTCCCTGTTTCCAGGGCAAGACCCGTGCCAACTTGTCCGCCGCGTATCCGGTGTTGCAGTTCGTCTTCTACCGCGTCCAGGCGCGCTTTGGCGGTTGATAGGCCGTCGACAAGGATTCCACGTTCTACCGCCAGGTCGGCGGCGTCCATGGCGTCCATGGCGTAGGGCTCGTTTACCATGTCGATGTAGTTGTAGCCCGCCCGCCTGGCCGCCGAACACTTCCCGACCGCTTTACAGTCGCGACACCATGGCCCGGTTGAAAGCGTCGGACCGGCGAAGACTTCGTGGGCCTTCGCGTACAACTGGTTCCAGACGCCGCGCAAGTCGGACAAAAAGCCCGCCCACTCCCGGACCGGACCGCGTGCGTAGTAACAGAACGGCTGGACGATACGGGAAACCACCCGGGTCTGGCGGTCCAGTTCCCCGTTGATTCCGAACTTTTCCGCCAGGCCGGCCAAGTAGTCGAACAACTGTAAGCCGTCGGGCTTTGCTTCCCGGTGCCCGTGTTTGTAGTCCCAAATGAACAGCAAAGCGCGGTCCGGAAGGTAGAGCGCCGAGTCCAGGGTGCCCCAGTTCTGTTCGTGAATCCGGGGCATGCGGACGCGGTGTTCGATAAGCAGATCCGGCAGAGCATTGAACCGCCAGCAGACTTCCAGAACGTCGTCAACGTGGACCTGGGCACCTTCCGCCATTTTGTCGTCGATGATAACGCCGTTGGGCGCCTTCGAGCCGATGAACTGGTGGCACGCCAGCCAGCCGCCGCGCGTCGTGTCCTGGTGGTTCAGCAGGGTTTCCGACATAACCCAGTGCGCGGCCGTACCTTCCCGGGCCTGTTCGCTACTCAGGTCCGGCATATCCGCCTGGGCGGCTACCGAACCGGAACAGTGGCCCCACTGTTCGGAGCTACTGGGCGCCAGCGGTGCGTGTTCCGACATTTTACGCTCCGGCCTTTTCGGAAAGTGGGCTGTAGACCTGAAAGATACGCGCTTCGACGGTTGCCGCGTCATTCGGCGGGAACAGGTCGGTGACCTGGACGCCGGCCGCCGCGTAGGCCCCGGCAATGTCTTCCTGTGTCAGAAGGCCGGCCGCCTGTTTTTCCGATACCCAGGCCATAAACGACCCGGTATCTTTCGGTGCGCTGGCCGCGGGCGGTTGTTCCTGTCGCTGGCCGCCACCGAACGCCCCGGCCGTGTTCACCTGTTCGTTGGCGTGGTCGTCCTCACCCCGCTCTTCGCGCTCTTCGCGGGCTTCGTCCAGTTCTGACAATTTGCCGGCGTACCAGAAGTCGTATGCGCTATCGGTGACCCCCTTGCGTTTCTTCCACTGGCCGGCGCGCTTGCCGGTGGAGTAGTACGGGTCGGCCGCGTTGCCGCAGAAATCCGAATGGAACGGCACGCCCTTCGTATCCACTTTGCGGCCGGTGTCCGGTGTCGCTTCGGGCTCTTCTAGCCCGGGTCCGTCGGCGTGCCGTGGTTGCTCACCGGTCGGGGACAGCTCTTCCCAGCCTTTTGGTTTTTCGTCGTAATGCCCGGGGCCGTTGTTGCCCGCCGCGGTGCTTTCGGCGTAGGGCTGGCCAGCCAGGTCGGCAAACAGCCGGGAAACCGCGTTCAGTTCCCCCGGTGCCGCGTTGCGTGTGTCAATTTCTACTCTCATGTTGCGTTCTCCGTTTCGGCTTTTCGTTTGACAGCGACACCGAGGTTAGGCACTATCTACGGAAAAGTCAACTAATGAAAAGGCCGAAAAGTGCACAAAGGCGACCGAGAACTTCCGAACGAAGACCACGAACAGTTCTGCCACGATATAGCGGAGGCGATAGGCTCAGAAGACGGCGACCGGTACCGGGAGCTTATGAAGTCGGACCGCAACCCGCTACCGCATGCCAGTCGCGCCACCGCCCTTCAAGTCCAGGCCCGGGTGCACTGCCTGGCGGAGACGCGGGGTGCTTAACCTTCGCCGTTACCAGTCCAACTTCGTTCTGGACATTCAGGCCGCGTGGGAAACCGTGCGGTCGGTCCTGGGCGTATTGCCGACCGGAGCCGGAAAGACGGTGTGCTTTTCGTCGGTTATGCACGACCACCGGGGGGCGGCGGCGGCCGTTGTGCACCGTAAAGAGATTGTGGGGCAGATAAGCCAGTCCCTGGCCCGCCTGGACGTTCCGCACCGGATTATCGCCCCGCCGTCCGTCGTAACGCGGATCCGCCGCAAGCATTTAAAGGAGTTCGGCAAGTCGTTTGTGGACCCGCACGCCCAGGCCGGCGTGATATCCGTTCAGACAATGACCAGCCCGGCAAGCGGGCGGAACCGAGAGCTTCAACGCTGGCTGGGGCAGATCACGCTGGCGGTCTTCGATGAGGGGCACCACTACGTCCGGCAAGGGCTATGGGCCCGGGCCGTGGACAGCATGGAAAACGCCCAGCTTTTGTTCGTGACGGCAACACCGGACCGGGCGGACGGCAAGGGCCTGGGCGAAGCGTCGGACGGCTTCGCGCAAACGTTGGTCGAAGGCCCGCACCTTCAATGGCTGATCGATCAGGGGTACCTGGCCCCGTTCACCTACAAAGCGCCGACAACCGACCTGGACGTTTCGGGCCTGGCGGTGACGGCTTCGGGCGACCTAAACACGAAGGCCCTGCGCAAGCGGGTTGTCGAGTCGCACCTGGTCGGGGACGTTGTGCGCCACTACAAACAGTTCGCGGACGGAAAGCGGGCCATTGTGTTCGCTACGGACGTTGAAACCGCCAACGACATGGCCGACGCGTTCGAGGCGGCCGGTGTACCTTCGGCGGCTTTGAGCGGGGAAAGCGAACAGGGCGACCGGGACCACAAGCTGGACCTGTTCGACGATGGGCGCTTAAAGGTTCTGGTGAACGTGGACCTGTTCGACGAGGGCTTCGACGTTCCCGGCGTTGATGCGGTTATCCTGGCACGGCCGACGGAAAGCCTGGCCAAGTACCTGCAGATGGTCGGCCGGTCGCTTCGTGTGGTGTACGCGGCGGGCTTCGACCTGGCAACGGCAGACGGCCGGCGCGCCGCTATTGCCGCCAGCGACAAGCCGAACGCCATTATTATCGACCCGGTGCGGAACTGGGAGCGCCACGGCATGCCGAATTGGCCGCGCAAGTGGACCCTGGACGGCAAACAGAAAGGCACCCGGCCCGCTACCGACACGGTACCGCAGCGGGTTTGCGATAGTTGCACGCAGCCGTACGAACGGTTCTACGCGGCCTGCCCGTTTTGCGGACACGTCCCGGAGCCCGCCGGGCGGTACCGGCCGGAGCAAGTGGACGGGGACCTTATGGAGCTGGACGTGGACGGCATGGCCCGCCTTTTCGCGGCCATGCAGTACGCCGAACTGGACGAAGACACCTACGCCAAAGACCAGATCGGGCGGGGCATACCGGCGATAGGGCGCGGCCCCGATATGAAGAGGCACCGGGAAGCAAGGTACCGCCGAAGCGTTCTGCGGGAGCTTGTCGCATGGTGGACTGGAGTGCAGCCGGCGGGCCGGGAGCTGGCGGAAAAGCACCGCCGGTTCTTCCACCGCTTCGGCATCGATATTGGCACGGCGTTTACGCTGTCGGCCAAAGACACCGACGCGCTAATCGAGCGCATAAAAGAACGCTTTGCGGAGGATATGACGTGAACTTTAACGACTGGGCGGCAAGGCACCCGCGGGCCGCAGCGGAACTTCGGGAAGCTATGGGCGCGGTGCCCTGGCCGACGGTACCGGAAGGCGGCGACGGGAAGTCGGAGAACTGGGCGCAGCAACGGGCCCGCTTTAAGATCGCACACGCCGGGGCTATGTCCTGGCGGAACAACGTGGGGGCGACGCCGGCGAAATGTCCGGACTGCAACGCGCCCCGCCAGCCGATACGGTACGGCCTGGCGAACGACTCCGCGCAGCTAAACGCGAAGGTGAAGTCGTCGGACCTGATACTGGCCGTTCCCCGGCTTATCCGCCCGCAAGACGTGGGCCGGACTATCGCGCAGTTCGGGAGCGTCGAAACGAAAAGGCCCGGGTGGGTTTACACCGGCAAAGACCAGGAGCCGGGGCAGGCCGCCTGGTTGGCCCTCATTCAGAATCTAGGCGGCTTTGCCGCGTTCAGCACCGGGGATATTGAGCTATGAAACAAACGAGAATGAAGACGGAAGCGCGAAAGGAAGACATCCTGGCGGCCGCGTTGCCGCTGGCGGAGCGCCACGGGTACACCAACATCACGCGGGACCAGATCGCCGCGGCGGCGAAGGTTAGCGGGCCGACGTTGCACTACCACTTCGGGACCATTGCGCAGCTACGGCGCGACCTGATGCGGTACGCCGTCCGGGAAGTGTGCCTGCGGGTGATCGCCCAGGGCCTTATGATTCGGGACCCCCAGGCGATGAAAGCCGGCGCGGAGCTACGCCGGCAGGCTATGGGTTCGGTGTCGGACTGCTAGTGGAAGGTTTCGCCGGTTCGCCGGCGTATGAACTCGACCTGCAGGGTTCGGCCCGCGTCGGCCCCCATCTTTATTGCGACCACTTCGCAACACCCGCACGGCAGCCGAAACGGCAGTAAACCGCCCCAGTGCATTTCTTCGGATAACTCCCGACTCAGGGCCGGCCAGTCCGGCGACGAACTAACCACGTCGGCCTTCCGCCGTTCCAGGAAGTCCGCCACGGCGTAGTTGACGCGGTGCGGGTTCACAGTGGGACCCGTCCGGCGTTGCGGCCCTTCGGCGCGCTCAGGAACCATTGCGGGTCGCCGGACCTGAAAGGCTCGAACGCGACCATACCCGGGTAGACGTTCAAGAACCCCCAGCCCTTCGGGTGCGGCCCGTCCGGGGCGTGCACAACCGACCGTGGCCCGTGGAAGAACAGCGTCCAGGTGCCCGGCGCCGCGTTGGCTATGCGGTGGAAGTGGTTGCCGTTGACACGGTTCCAAAGCCGGATCCGTCGGGACCGGGTAACGCACCCTCCCGGGGCGGCGGTGGTCAAGTCCCGCACCACCTCTTCGTCGTATCCGCCAGCCAGGACCAAAGCCCGCGCCCAGCCCCAGGGGTGGTTGTGCAGGTGCCGTTCGCGGTCGCCGGACAGGAAGCGGTGCAGGTAGAACGTGACGCCCAGAACCCGCCCGACGTAGTAGCGTTCCAGGTACGGCCCGGTGTCGGTGCGGATATGCCGGCAAGGCATACCGCCGGACAGATTGAACAGCCAGCGGTTACGCAGTCCCATGGTTCGGCCCCGGCAAAATTTCGTTTTGTATGAAGTCGACCAGGCGTTGTGCGTCGGCCCGGCTGATAAAAACCGCGCTTGACGCTTCGGTAGGCTCGTGGTGGTCCGCCGTTATAAACAACCAACCGTTTTTCCCCCATGAGGCGTAGGCCCCGTCGCCCAAATGAACTGATTTTTTAATCATTGGTTTTGGTCCTTTCTCATGGCGTTCAGAGCGCGCCGAAGCCCTTCGTGTTCGTCCGGGGTGGCGTAGTATTCGCGACGCTTCCACCCCTTGTCTTTGGCTTTCTGGCGGAGCTTATCGACCCGCCCCGTGCTGGATTTCGTCATTCGAACCCCCGGCCGTCTTCAAGAAAAATGGCCCGCTCGCCCGGGTCGGTGACGGGGTGGCGGCGTCGCACTGTTTCGGTGTGGCCGTCCGGGTAAGTGAACAGCCACGTTTCGACCACGACCGGTTCCCCGGATATAATCCACACGTCGGTGGTTTTGTCTTCGCTGGCGGCCGCACCGTCGCAAGCCGCCCATAGGAGCGGGCCGAAAGGTCGCCTGGTCGTCAGGGCTACCAGTTCGCAATGGGTGCGCAGGGTTTGCGTAACTGTCGCTTTTATGGCCGAAAACACGGCAAAAAGAAGGTTCAGGGCTTTCATGCCGGGTCGCCTTCCATTGCCAGTTTAAGAGCCGCGTCAACGTCCGCGCCGTGTTTCCGTCGCAGGGCGTCCAGCGCCCGGCCGTACATCTGCAATGCTTCGCGCTCCGGGTCCGCGCTTCGGTAGCAGTGAACCGCAATAGGTATCGGCACCTGGCAGTTCAAAAGGCGGCCGGTGTTGCACGTTGGCCGGGCGTCGGACACCCGCGAAACGTCCATCAGCCCCATGCCTTCGATGTTGATCTGCAGGCGGCCGTTCAGTGAATGGAACCCGGCGACAATCCCGCGGGTGTCTTCGCCTTCGATCTCTACGCTGTCGTTAATTTTCATGGTGTGCCCTACCCTTCGTTGGTTTCAGTGTTCTGCGGGGTCGCAGTTTTCGCACTCGAACGCCCAGACTGTTTCGCCGGCGGGGCGCGTTTGGCGGTCGGTGGTGTCGTCGCAGCTTTTGCAGGTGCCGTGGGCCGTGTGGGGCGTGGTGTCGAGTACCGCGCCGTCGCAGTAAAGTTCAAGTGCCATGGTGTGCCCCTTATTTAGCCGCGTTAATTAGAACACCGCAGGCGACTTTAAGCCGCAGCGGAGAACCCAAGGTCAGGTGCTTTTCACATTCGCCGGCCAGCCTGGCGTTTTGCGCGTTGCTCTTTGGCGTGGTGAATCCTAGAATCTCGCAGGCTCTTTCGTATGTCATGGTTCGCGCTCCGGTTGGTTCGTCTTAGTGTGGGTACACTATCGCTCCTTGTTTCCGGTAACGCAACCCCCTGTGCTACTTTCTTTTCCCAGCGACCGGCGGAGCTGTTCTATCGCCGCCCGGCCCCGCTGTTTTTCCCCGGGTTCCGGCCGGCACGCTGGCGGTTCCGGGTCGTTCATATCCCAGACTAGGCCGCACCGGCGGCACATCTTCTGGTCGCTGTATTGTCTGGCCTGGCATGATTTCATGGCTCTTTTCTCGCTACTACCTGGCGGCCCTTGCGTTCGACCGATACGTTGATGTCGTCGCCGTTCGGGGCGGTGAAGCCCAGAGTGACCCGGCGGCCTGCTTCGGCGTGTTTGACGGCTTCGTGGGCGCATTGCCACTCTTCGGCGGTATGCAAGCCCAGGAGCAGCACGCTGCTGTTCGCCTTCACGTTGCGCCCCGCATAACCGACGGGCCGTAATTCACCCGCTTTGCCGATGAAATTGTCGCCCAGACCCGCCCCGGGTCTTTGCCGGCCACCCGTTCATCGACGGCCGCCTGGGCGCGCTGTTGCGGGTACCCCGTGTGCCGGTCGTAAACCCGCGCGATAACGCGGCCGCTGTCCAGGTGCACCACGGCGCATTGCTGGTCGCCCTTGCCGCCCTGGAACTGGTACACGGCCCGCAGCTCCCGGCCGGCGCAAAACACCGTGACCGGGTAGCCGTAGGCGCACCGCGTTGTGTCCGTGTCTGTCGGGTACCGATACATCCAGATCACTTGAAGCCCCCCACCACTGTTGGTTTGAACGCGCTGGCGGTCGAAGGCACGGCCCCGGCCGGCGCAATGCCGGTGAACCCGCGCGAAACGCCGTCCGCGCTCCGTTGCACGCCGTAGAACACCCCGTGGCCCCGGGTGGCGTCTTTGATTGAACTGACAAACGTTTTAGGCCGCAAAACGTCCTCCTGCTCTTTGACCGACCAGGCCCGGTAGCAGTCGTACAGGTCCGAAGACGTGCAGGACTGGCCGGGGCCGGTGATGCAATGCTCGTTAATGAAGCGAACCAACGGGCTGTAGTTCTCGACAATGTAGTCCAGTTCTTCGCGGCTGGCGGCCGGTTCGATAAAGCGCCCGTTATACTGTAGGCGGCGGAGCCCCTCGAGGGCCCAGGTGGCAATGCCGGGAAGCTCCGGAAGTAGCCGGTCGATAAGGCCCAGGTCTTCGCGGCCGTAGAACGACTGGTGGAACGGCAGAAGCAGCATGCGGGACGCCAGGGCGCCGGAGTCGTCGAACAGGGCCGGCACGCTGTTGGTCGCTATGGTGATTCGTGTGGGCAGCGTGTCGGACATTCCGGACAAGTATTTGCGGTCGAAGTCTACGGCGTCGTTGCCGCTAATGCTTTTGATACGTTCAATGACTTGGGAGACTTTGGCCGATGGCACTTTCTTTTCGGCGTCGCCGATAAACAGGACCGGCCTATTGCGCAACCCGTCCAGGAACGAATCGCGGGCAAACGATGAAAGCGAACCGCCGGAGAAGTTCGCGCCGCCTACGATATGTTCAAGCACCCGCCCTATGGTGCCCTTGCCGCACCGCTTCGGGCCTAGCATCATCATTATTTTGTGGTGCCGGTAGTCGGCCGTGAGTAGGTAGCCGAACCATTCCTGCAGTAGCGCGATGCGTTCGCCGTCGCCGTCCAGCGTACTGTTCAGGAAGTGCATCCACTCCGGGCAGCTTGCCCCCGGGTTGTAGTCGTACGGCAAAAGCACCGTGGTTTTGTAGTCCTGGCTGTGGGGGTGCAGGTGCCCCGTGTTCGTATCCAGGACCCCATTATTGAAGACAATGAGATGGGGGAGGGCTTTGTTCATCCCGCCGTTCTGGACGGGCGCCAGCTTCGAAACCAGGTCAATGCACGCGTTTATCTTCGAGCCCTGGCAGCCGGCCACGGTCATTTCCGTTGCGACCTGGTGTTTCATCTGATCGCCTTCCAGCTTTTCCCAGACCCGGCCCGTGTACGCGTAGAACTCACCGTCGCTTCGGATTAGGCGGCCGCCTGGGTAGTTCGTGTCCAGAAAAATGGCGGCGTTGCCCGGGTCGCTCTTCCCGTACACTCCCGGCGGTCCGAAGTCGGCCGGAACCCGGGTGGCCAGCAGGTTGTCCAGGTGATCGCCCACCGACTTGTCTTTTAAGCCGGCGGCCTTCAGTTCCGTCTTGAGTTCCGCCGCCAGCAACGCGACCTGCAGGGCGTTGCACCCGGCCGCCCGGATACTGTCGACCAGGTCTTGCGTCTTGCGTATGTCGCACCCTTCCACCCGCACCCGTTCGACCAGCTCGTTGAACACGTCGGCGCCGGCGGCGTCGGGTCCGAAGGCCATGGAGGTGTCGAAGTTCGCCGGCGGTTGCCATCCGCACTGTATGGCCCGGTAGAAGAGCGTGGCGATGGTCGTGGCGCCTTCGGCCTTGAAGCTGGACCATTGGGCGGGGACGTGTTCGGGCACGTAGTTGTGCGGCGGTTCGCCGGCCCATAGGTCGCCAGCGGACCAGCGGTCGAAAATCGCCAGGCCGGTGGGTTCGTCGTCGTGGTAGTAGTGGCGAAGCGCCAGGCCGACCTTCACCCACTCCGCGCGGGGGCATGCCGGGTCGATATGCTCGAGCGCCTTCAATACCTCGTCGGTGTCCCGGTCGCTGTCGTCGGGTAGGGTCGCCGGCTGGCGGTTTACCGGATCCGGTTCGTGGCGTTCCAGGACAGAACGGGCCTGCGGCGGCAAGGCCGGGAGCTGTTCGGGGTGGGCCATGGCGAACAGTCCGAAGCCGGCGGGCGTGTAGCCCTGGCCGGAACAGATAAAGCCCTTGCCGGCCACCCTGGTGTCGAACCCCTGGACGCCCAGGCTGTCCGCCTGTATCGCCGGGAAGTCGCACGCGAAGGCGTAGTGCTCACCGCCGCCGATGGTGTACTGGATAAGCGCCCTGTCCCACGGTAGCGACGCGCCCAGGAACTGTTCGACGGCCTGGCGGGTCACGCCCTTGTAGGTGTCCAGGTCCAGGACCAGCACGCCGGCCGGGACGGGCACGCCGATAACGTTCGAAGACCAGTCCAGGGCCGGGTCGTTGAAGGGGCGTTGCGCCGATTGCTTCCAGGACTCACCGCGCGGGACGGCCGGGCCTTTGTCCCAGCGGTTCTTTGCGGGGTTGAATCGCGCCCAGCAGGGGAACGTGGGTACGCCGGCGGCGCGTAATTGCTCAGCTACCCGCATAGTATGGCGCGCCCTCGTTGATGAACTGTTCCAGTTTGTCGGGGTCGACCCGAACCGTTTTATGGCCCAGGTCTATCCGTAAGTGGTGCAGCTTGCCGCCGGGCGCCAACATATCGTAGGCGGTGCGCAGCTTAACCTTGAGCCGAACGGCAACGTCGGCAGGCGTCAAAAGCGGTTTGGTTGTCATTCTGTTTGCCCTGTTGGTGCTTTGCGTATGGTGCAGGATAGTACCGGCAACCGCAGCCCGTCAACCGCTAAAAATAACCGCCAGCCGGAGCAACATAACGAAGGCGACCAGGCCCAGCCACACGGTAAAGCCGATAACAAAGCCGCGTATGGCGCCCAGCCAAGCGTTGCCGGGTTGCCTGGCGTTGTAGACGACGGCGACCAGGACGGCCCCGAAAAACAGAAAAACGAGTAGTGCGGTCATTGTTGAGCCCTCTTTAGTTCTTTCAGCCAGTACAGGCCGTCGGCCCGCGCTTCGTCGCGCAAAGTCCGCCAGCCGTCTTCGCGTGTTTCGACCCACTCCCGGTGGGCTTCAACGGCGCGTACGCCGCAGCTATTGAGCTTATGGCGGCAGGTCAGTTCGCGGGCGTTTTTGTCGTAGAACTCAGGCATGGTGCGGACCCCTTAAATTGAGTAGGTGAAGCCGAAACGGTAGGCGATGCTTTTGACCATGGCGTCGCGCATTTCTTCCAGGGTGGTGTCGCCGTCTTTGCCGTCCAGGCTGGAAAGTACGTCTTCCAAACCGTCGATGGCGGCGCGGCCTTCGCTGTCGTTCAAAACGTCGATCAGGCTGACGTTTACGTTGTGCAGGTAAGCAACGCGGCCGCCGGGCAGCGTGCGGAAACCGGCGAAGGTGCGGCCGTTGCGGTGCGCGGCGCGCTTTGCGTTAACTTTGCTGGCGTAGGTTGCTTTGCTTTGGAAGGTGTCCATGGTTCGCGCTCCGGGTGGTTTGTCTTAGTGTGGGTACACTATCGCTCTTCGTTTCCGGTAACGCAACCCCCTGTGCTACTTTCTTTTCAGACCCGGGCCGGCATGACGTGGACCACCGCTTCGCCTTCGATGCGGGTCAACCCGGGCGCGTCCGGAGTGCAGCGCAAGCGGATTGCCGTGTTGGCTTCCCAGGTTTCCATGGTAAGGGCCCGGTACTTTCCGGCCCGTAATGGTTTAAGCGCCGTGGCAGCCGCCGCCAGGTACTCCGCGTCCACACCGATAACCGGACAGCCTACGGGGTCGCCGTGCGGTATGGCCCGTTCGAAATCCGGGTAGCGGCCGTCCTGGACCTCTAATGCCAGCATAAACGGGCCCGCCGTCAATAGCAGGTCGCCGGAGCCGTCCGGGGCGGGTTCGAGGCGTACGCGGGTGTCGTCGTTGCGCTTCGTCTTCACCGTGGCCAAGGCGGCCTTTACGCTGTCGGCCTTTACGATATAGTCGCCGGCCAGCGGGCACCCTTCGATGCCCAGGCGGATCCGGGCTATCCGGTGGCCGTCGCTGGCGGTCAGGGCCAGGGTGTTGCCGACGAACCGGAACAGAACGCCGTTGAGGTAGTAGCGCACGTCGTTGGTGCCCTGGGCGTGGCTTACAAACTTCAGGGCGGTTATAAAGTCGAACGTTGGGGTCATTGTGCTTTTCCTTTGGTTGGGGCGGAGTAGGGCCCGGTGTACTGGAACCCAGTCTGTCTTTCATCGTTGGCTTCGATCAGGCCCTGGGCGATAGCGGCGTCAATGGCTTTTTCTAACCGCCGCTTGCCCCACTGTTTGTGGTTCCGGTCGTGCCATGACGGTTCGAACGGGCGCGAACAGGTCGAAAGCTCCAGGAAACTTAATCCCTGGTGCGCGTAGTTCGTGCGGACCCGGTACGCTACCTGCTCGGCGTCGGTGCCGTGGAAAGCCGGGTGCCTATCTATTTCGGCAGGTGGCGCGGCCGGCGGTGTGTCTACAAAATTCCGGTTCTGTTGCTGCAGTAGTGTTTCAGTTCGCATGGGTCGTGCTCCGGTCGGTGTTGCCGCCCCGTAGGGCGCCTGGTTGGTTTACTTCGCCCGGATAGTCGGGGCCATGCTGTAAGAGCCGTAGGGCTTAACTGTTTCGTGGCCGTCGCGTTCGGTAATGCGCAGGCGTCTTTCGCCGCGAAGAAAGCCCAGGTCAACGACGATAGTTTTGGCGGTGCGGCGCAAAACCGTGATTTCGATAATGCTGTTGTGGTCGCAAATGCTACGGGTCGTGTACGTCTTGCCAGCTTCAAAAGTGCCCATGGTGCCGTGCTCCGGTCGGTGGTTCGTCTTAGTGTGGGTACACTATCGCTCTTTGTTTCCGGTAACGCAACCCCCTGTGCTACTTTCTTTTCAGACTAAAGTGCGCATTACCTGGACGGCAGGCAGCAGGCCGGGCTCGGCGACCGCTTCCAGTTCCAGGGCGTCCAGCAGGTACAAAGACGATTCCAGCCAGTCGGCCACCGGTGACATGCGCATGGCCCGAAGGCGCCGGCGTAGGTCGGCCAGGTCCCGGCGTTGCTCTTCGTCTAGCGAGCGGTTCGCGGCGCTTACAAGCAAGTCGCAAACCATGCGAAGCCGAAGCGTGCGGCCCGGCGCCCCGGTGTAGTTGTCCAGTGCGTCGAAGGCCACCATGGTTTTACGTGGGGACCTGCGCACCACTTCGCCAAAGCCTCCGGCCTTAACGGCCGTGTGTACCGCCGAAATAGGTAGGCCGATAATTTCAGCCGCCACGGCGCAGGTGACGTGTGTGGGGATAATCTGGGCTTCGTCGTATGCGGAAGTTAGGCGGACCCCGACAAAACCGCGGTGCGGCCCGTCTTCGGAGCGGTGAACGCCGTACCTTGCCCCGTGGGCTTCCATGACGGGCCGCACCGCAGCCGTAAACGACTTGCGGGGCCTGGCGTTAAACCCGGCCCAGGCGGCGTAAATCCGGTACAAATCGGCCGATTTGGTCCTGCCGTGAGGCACGAACTCGCACATCTCACCGATGAAACGCGCCTCGGACGGGTCTTCCGAACAGGCCGGGGTTTGGGTGTTGGCCCCTATGCCGACAAAGCCGGGGCAGGTTACGCCGTCAAAAAACCGGTAAACGCCGTACTTGACCCCCCGCGGTGCGCACGCTTTGGCCACGTTTATGAAGGTACGCCGAGGCAATTCCCCGCCGTTCTGTTGGTACCATTCGAACAGGTCAACCGACTTGCAGCGTTTGGCGGGACCGTAGGCGCAGTAGTCGGCCAAAAATAAATTAACGTTTAGCATAGGTGCTCGCTTCGTGATTCGTACGTGTCGGGCCGTTTCGTTCAATCCAGCCGCTACAATAGCCGAAACGTAACTTTTTGTCTACTGGTGTTCAAAGTACGATTCTAGTACTACCCTTAGAGCAGCGCCACGGGCCATTTGTGCCGACCCTACCCTATGTTTCTTTCTATACTCTTAAAGTAGGAATAAAGAATAATAAGATAAAGAGAATAGGTAATATAAAAAGGACTAATTAATATATAAGGTTAGTTGTGCGTTTTGAACCGCACACTTTAACGCTTCGTATCAAAACGCTTTAAGTTGTCGATAAACAGGCGTTATTGCGTTTAGTGTTGAACGTAACGCCTAACGGCAGCAAAAAAGCAGACAGGCCCTTATGCCTTACGGCGCGCGGGTTGTAACGGTTGAAAGTTGGTGGGTTTATGGTACATTCGAGCAAATGGGGGGATTACCGTGTTAAGAATCAACGACGAACAGATCAAGCAGTACGAATCGGACCTAAAGACCTTCGCGGGGCGGTCGTTACCCTTCGCGACCAAACAGACGATCAACCGGGCCGCATTCGAAACCAGGAGGCGGGCACAGGGCAACATTCGGGAAGGCATGACGACGCGCAACAAGTACACCGTGTCGTCGGTACGCGTCCAGCAAGCCCGGGGCCTGGACATTCGAAAGCAGGAGGCGATAACGGGCAGCATTGCGGACTACCTGGCGACCCAGGAGTTCGGGGGCACTGAAACGGGCGGGGGCCGCAACCAGCCCATAGCAACCAGCTACGCGGCAGGGCAGGGCCGGGGCGCAAAGCGTACCAGGCTACCGCGCAAACCGAACAAAATGCAGGCCATACGGCTTCGCAAGAAAAGCGGGGCGGGGTTGTCGCGTAAAGCCCAGAACGCGGCGGCCGTGCAAGGCGCAGCCCAGGGCGGCAACAAGTTCGTGTTTATGGACCTGGGCAGACGGCAGGGCATATTCCGCGTGACGGGCGGAAAGCGCAAGCCGAAGATCCAGATGGTTTGGGACCTGTCGCGCCGCTCCGTGCGGATACCGCGCAACCCCTGGCTGGCGCCGGCCACCAACGAAACGCAGCGCCACATCCCGCAATACTACAGCGACGCGCTCCGCTTCCAGCTCAAACGCCACCGCGTACTGGGCTACCGGTAGCAGCGGCCGCAGCGGTGCAGGGGGGGGGCG